ACTGAAGACACTGACAATTTCTTTTACGAGATAGAGGAAAAGAAAAAATGATTGGAGGCTGTTATGAATTACTATTTCACGGCAATACTCGTGATTTTGTTATGTCTACTAGCTTTTTTTATGGAACCGGGATATATTCCAACTAGATGAGCAAGAAACCTTTAAACATATCTGAAGAAGCGGCAGTGCAAATGCCGATGAAGACGGTTGCTAGTTTAATAATTATCGTAGCACTTGGCACAATGGGTTACTTCCAGATTTTAGAACGTCTCAATATCGCAGACACTCGTATACAGATAATGGAAAAAGATCTAAACGAGAACACAGAGTTTAGAATAAAATGGCCACGTGGACAACTAGGTTCATTACCTGCTGATTCTGAGCAATTTATGATGATCGAAGATCTTTATAAGACCACCGATAAGTTAAACAAACACATAGAATCAATGGCATTAAATAAAGTCAACATACAATTCTTACGAGGGCAGATGGATAAAGTATTAGTAGACATTGAAAAATT